TACGTAGGCGCATTGTCTGCCGTAAGCCCGAAGGTGTCGTTCAGCGGTACGATTACGATATACTTGTCGGGAGCCGTATCAGTAAAAACACCCGTTTCAAGAGGTATGCCAAGAGGCGTGAGCGCCTTATTTACATCTGCAAGAATACTCATGCTTTCTTAATCTCCTCCTCAAGTTTCTGTATCATAGCCGCCTCGCAAGCACTCTTCGATGCCGTTTTCGCAGGCTTTAAGAAGGGCTTTGCGGGTTGCCCGTGCCGACCATATTCGAGAATATTCGCTATTTTTGCGTTACTCTCACCATCGGAACGAGGCTCTGCAAAACCGATTTTTATATTATGATTGCCGTTTCTGTCCACTCTTGCGGATGTCATACCGAGTGAGCGCTCCAATTCTCCCGTGGAACGAGAGGCTACCTTGGTGTCCTTGCCGACAACGGACGAAAGGCTACTCTTAACCTTTGCAAGAACAACCTCGCCTCCTGCTTCAAGGACACGCTCGGCAATCTCGTCTGTTTTTTTGCCCAGACTAGAGAGCTTTTTTAAGAACTCATCGGGCATTTGTACTTCTGCTTTAGCCACGGGTCGCCACCACCTTTTTCGCCATTATTTCAAGGTACATACCGCGTCCACGGACATTTTCCACCGAAATAATGTCGTATTTTATGCCTTCGCAGTAAAGGATATGGTCGGTTGTGATTGTGGCACCGGGAATGACGCGAATGCGGAAAAGGTCTGTTGCATCACTAAAAGCGGCAAGATTTGCCCACCTTTGTGAACCGTGCCGTCCTTCACGGAAAGCACGAACAGAGGCAACACCCTCATAAACCGAGGTTGCAAACCCCTCTGCATCCTTTATATTCTTAAAAATACCGATGTCAATAAAGGTATTCATTTTTCCAATACTCATAATCACACCTTCCAATCCCTATCGATGCGGAGCAATGTATGAATGGCACTCCACGATTGCTGCGAGGCTTGAGGGTTATCCGCAAAGAAGCCGCCCGTGCCACCATCGCGGGACTCGTAAAAACGCGTTGCAAGCATTACGATGCCTTGCTTGGTGACCTCGGACATTTGACTTTCTTTATATGCGCCCGTAGGGAGATGCTGATAACCCTCTGCGTATGCGATGGCAGAATGAATGAAGGCTGTTACGATATCGTCATCCGCATCGTGTTCAAGATTTAAGTTCTTTTTTACACGAATCAGTAATTCTTCTATCATCACAGCCCTCCGTTATTACTCAGCCGCAGTACCTTTCTGCTGAAGTACCTTGATTGCCTCGGGAAGAATGAGCTTTGCGTCAACGCGCTTGGTAGCAATGAAGCCAACCTGACCCGTTTCTGCAAAACGCTCGTTGAGGCGCTTGAAGGACACACCCTGACGGTCGCCAATCCAATAGTAGGAGAAGTCACCGAAGGCGATGGACTTTGCGCCTGCGCCGATTTCGGGTGCGTAGGGAGAAGTAAAGATGCGCTTGCCGAGAATGGTATCGTACTCACCATCACGAAGCGCGGGCTGCCAAAGATACTGACCATTGTGGTCTTTGAGCTTGCGGATAGCCTTGATGGTGCTATCGTTAAGAACCCAAATTGCGTTCTTGCGGTAAGGCGACTTGAGGGAGTAGAAGAGGTCGATAATCTCGTCTGCGGTAATAGCGGTTTCGCTTGCAGCGGTAATACCGATTTCTGCACCACCTACGCCTGCGAGAATACCCGTGGGCTTACCAGTGCCGTTACCAGAAAGGAATGCCGCCTCCTCTGCGTTACCGATTCTACGAGCAAACTCCTTAGTGAAGTAGCCCTCAAGGTCGAATGCGGAGTCGTTGAGAAGCTCCTCGGAAACCTTGATAAGGGTTGCGACCTTGTGTGCGCCGATGAGCTGCTGACCGAATGCGTCATCACTCTCGGGAATCTGTCCTTCCTCATCTACCCAAGCCGCAGTGCCACGGGTGGATACAACGGGAATCTTGTGGGAGCCGTGAGAGGTTGTGAAAACATGTGCGTGCTTACGGATAATGTTTTCTGCCTCAAGTGCAGTGATAAGGGTCTTCTCAAAGGTGTCGGGAACAAGGTAGCCACCTTCGGAATCCGTGCCAATTTGGAGTGCGTTGCGGACTTCATAAGAATCACGCTTTCTTGCGTGGTTCCAGAAGGCCTTTTTGTAGTCATCGGAAGCTCTGCCGACCTTGGTTTCCGCCTTGGGGGCTTCGGGCTTCTCGATAATAGGATTGCTAACGGGCTTGGACATCTCCATATCCATTGCCTCAAGGCGCTCCATTCTTGCGATTTCCTTTCCGAGTTCGGAGATGTCATTCTCCATACGAGCATAGGTGGCGTCATCCTCGGCAGAGAGAACGCCCTTGTCGTTTCTGTGGGAGTCAAGGAAAGCCTTTGCTGCCTCCCACGCTTTTGCACGCTTGGTGCGAAGTTCGTTGATAGTCATAATAAAAATCCTCCGTTTTTAATATTTCATAAGGTTGAGTCGTCCCATAAGTTCATCATAGGAACGGCCGTGGGGTTCTTCCGGCTCTTTTGCCGGGGGTTCTTCCGTTTTGGGTGTGGGGTTGGATTTGGCTGCGATTTTGTTATACAAACGATTAGCCACCTCTTTGCCTGAAAACGCATACGCAGGAACTTCGACATCCGTCTTTGCGTCCGTAAGAATGTCATCTGCAAAGCCAAGCTCGATAGCCTTGTTTGCGTTCATCCACGTTTCCGAGTCCATAAGGTGCGAGAGCTTGGCGCGGGACATATTGGTCTTAATCTCGTAGGCGTTGATGATGGACTCCTTCACCTCTGCAAGCATATCGATTGCTTTCTGCATATCTTCGTGGTCACCGAAGGCTACAGTTGCAGGGTTGTGAATCATCATAAGTGCCGTAGGAGCCATAAGAACCTCAGTGCCTGCCATTGCGATGACAGATGCAGCCGATGCCGCAATGCCATCGATTTTGACGGTAACTTTGCCTTTATAATCCATCAGCATTGAGTAGATTTGGCTTGCCGCTACGCAGTCGCCACCCGGAGAGTTAATCCAAATAACAACATCACCACTACCCGCAAAAAGCTCATCTCTGAACATCTTGGGGGTGACGTCATCATCAAACCAACTTTCCTCGGCTATCGTTCCGTAAAGCTCAAGGACTCTTTCGGTTGCGGGTGATTCGCTTTCCGCTTCGTTCCTCCACCTCCAAAACTTCTGTGCTTGGGGTTTCTTCATCGGAATTATCCTCCTTTCCGTTGTCGGTAGATGTTATTTTTGCATAAGCTCCCGCGTTCCCAAGAGGGAGCATATTGCCGTTTATAAGATAGAGGTCGCCGCCGTCCTCTGCGGGGATGCGGTCAAGGTTCTCAAGCTCACGGATATCGTTTGCGGACATCCATCCGTTCTGCCTTGCGATGGAATAACCATTCATACGGCTTACGTAGTCGCCACGAAGCAGACCTTCAAGATTGAACTTGACGAAATATTCCTTTTTCTCCTCTGTTGAAAAGAGCGCACGTGCGATGGATTGCTCCCACCGAATGACCCAAGGGTCAAGGGTGTATTTTACAAACTCTAACGACTGCTGCTCAATATTAGAAAAGCTCGACTTTTCAAGGTCACCTACCATATGGGGAGGCACTCTGAAAATACGAGCAATTTCGTTTATTTGGAATTTACGGGTCTCAAGGAACTGTGCTTGGTCGGGAGAGATAGAAATAGGCGTGTATTTCATACCTTCTTCAAGCACTGCGACCTTTCCTGAATTACCGCTGCCACCGAACTGACTCTGCCAAGCCTCACGCACTCTCGTGGGGTCTTTGATAGTGCCGGGGTGTTCAAGCACACCAGAAGGAGCGGCACCGTTAGCAAAGAACTTTGCGCCATACTCCTCGCAGGCAATAGCCATACCGATTGCGTTCTTCGCCATTGCGATAGGACTGTATCCGACAAGACCGTCAAAGCCTAGTCCGGGAATGTGGAGAACGTCACTCGGCTTTAGAGTTACCGAGCCGTTTTCCATTGTCGGTGCTTCCTCGGTGGAACGTG